ATATTAATCGTGGCAATAGCACCGGTACTTGGCCCTTGTTTGCTTAATNCGGCAATAGTGGCCATCAAATCATAAATTTCAGCNTGTAAACNNCGNGCTTCGTCGGCATTTAAGGTTAGAATCTTGGCGTTGGCTTGATTCATTGCTCTTACTTTGTCATTGAACTTTTTAATTTGTAGTGATACGTTATTATCCATTTGCTTCTTTCATTGATTCTACCATGCGCTCTTGAGTTTTAAATGGACCTTGGTATTCGTAACGATTTAACGTAATCAGTTTAGGGCAGTATGCACGGACCCATGTGCTACTAAACTTAATGATATAATAGCCTGCACAAAAGAAACTCTTTGACTTTGCGCCTTTGGTGTAGATAGGCAAGTAACGTTGAACATCTAGTACTTCATTATTGGGCTGTGTATTAGTAGGAAACCCATATACATCGTATGTATCTTGTTTAACTTTCTTTGGCTTCTCGGCCTTGACAAATTCAATATTGTACTTGGCACTGATCATTTTAATGCTAGGAAATTGTTCACGTTGATTATCGTGTACATATACAAATCCGCCTTCTTCCACGGCCATGATGTTTCCTACCTTGTTGCCATACCGCTCAACAATCCACATCTTATTCTTTACAATCGGTTTAGCAATCATTTCAGTCATACAAGTAATCCTATCATTGTTATATATGTTAATGCGTGTAGGTATTGGTCAAGGCCCAATAACCACCAAAACTTTTCACTTGACTCTGGCTTCCATCCAAAATGAGCATTTAGATTCATTTTTGCCCAGTCAATATGATAGTGTACTACAGCATCTGCAACGGCAAATACCAATGCTATAGTAATATCAAACCAGATGAAACAAAGGTATGTGCCAATGCCATGTAGTGTGGCATGTATTAGGCCACCTGGGTGTCCATACTTGCCTTTGTTCTTCCACTGATATTCCCATTGTAGGGGAAAGTCTATAATGAAGTGTTTAGTAAACAAGCAAATCAATAATAAAGTTAATGTCATTTACGCAACTTTCTACATTCTTCTTTCATAGCAGGAGTATAGTCTGGACTAATTTCCGCAATACTACAGTTAATCATTACCTGCCCTGACATAGAACTATTAATGCCATAGAATAGTAACCCCATCAGGATAGCCAAAGTTGCCAGCGCAGGCCACATTAACAAGTGTTCTTTAGCAGTAGTCATTTTCTTTGAAATACATAATTTAATGCAATAAGGGCAATATCAAGTACACAACTTGTCCACTCACCCTTGCCAAAGTCCACTAGCAAGCACATACTCATCCAGCCGATTGTGAACCAACTGATTTGTGTAAAGTGCAGGTCGTACCAATATAAAAACTTTTTCATTTCTTCATCCATTCTTTAATTTTGTCAACGGTTTCTTTTTCGATTCCAAGGAATCCGTGATGTGAAATACCCGAGCATTCATTACCTCCGATATCACCGCCATCCATCATGATAGTATCTGTACCTAGTGCCTTGGAGTGGGTAACAGCGCCTGGTCCGTTGGTCCATTTACAACTATCGCCAATGTGACCGACTACAATATTTTTACTCTTTAATCCAGTGCTGTCAAAACTGCCCACAGCTGAAGTATGTATAAACCCTGCAACTTCGCCATCTATGTGTGTTGCTAGATACATTGTGTCAGGTGTACTATAACTAGTACCAGCAACAAATATTTTAACTCCCGGATATCTACGTTGCAAATCATCAATTAATCCACGCATACGGTCAACGCTACTAAACCGATCTATAACTACTGTTACAGTTTCTTTGTCGGCAAACAGTATTCTTGATCGAATTAAAAAGTTACCTTTGGTATTAAAGAAGATTGTACCGTCTGCTTCTTTTTGTAATCCTATTGTGCCATTGCCACCGGGCATTAAAATAACAGCATACTTGGGTTTCGCACCTGGATATTCTGTTAGTAGATATGGAATTTTATCTCCATTGGCATAATGAGCAGTATCTACATACTGGTCTGGTGCATAGGTAGCAGACGAAAAGTCTGCAGGATTACTTGGGTTATGCTGTGCATACACCACGGAACTAACTAATAAGCAGGATAACACTAATAATTTATTCATTTACTTTTCTTAGTTTGCCGCAGGACGTCTACGTTCATAATCGGTACGTTGTAATTCTGACCAAACAAGATTCTTTTTAGCCAGGCGAGCTTGACGCCAATCCATAACAGTGGCTACTAACATAGCACCGAAGAATCCAATACCTATTCCAGTAGCAAGGAATAATCCAGCATACATTATCCACATATTATTTCTCCGGGTACGGTGCTTCTAAGAAACGAACATAACTATCAGCCATCTCTGACATCTTAATAAGATCATACTTGCCGCAGAACTTTAAGAAGTGTGCTCCTACCATGGGGCGATTTAACAGAACTGCTCCTTCGGCGATAGTAGTAGTAATCTTGGCTTTAATATCGTCCGGTTGTGCAGATAAGTCGACTAAGACCACATTGCGATTATAATCATCTAGAACCTTATGCTCTACTTCATTATGATCAGTCCAGCGTTGTAGCATTAGATTATTCCATGCAAAGCCCTTCTTATCTTTGTCGGCAAAGGCTTCTTCAAGACCAGTTTTAGTCTTAGTTCCTTTCCGACGTACTCCCGGGTAAGCCGAAAATACGTTGTCGGTGGGGTCTCCCCGCATACACTTTTCGAAAAGAATCCACTTAGGATCCGGAATGACCTTTGCTTCCTTAGTTTTTTTATCGATGACTGCTTTACCCTTTTTGTCGAAAATACCTTGAATAGTGTGGAGCTCATCTGCGATCCCGTTGTATTGATTTACGTTGTCTGCTAGTAGTTGATGGAAGTCACTATCGCTTGATACGATAGTGTGATGATCTGTTGGGTGACTCTGAATCCAACCTGCAATTAAGTCATCTGCTTCTAAATTTTCGTGTTGCAGTACTGTGCAGTTGGTCTTGTTGGCAAGATAGTCTTTAAGGTTATCAAATGATTCCCAAAAGAGTTTATCTTCCTCTTGTTCTGTTTCTGTAAGTGCCGCACGTGCCACAGCACGGTTAGCCTTGTATGGTGTATAAAAGTCTTTGCGCCAGCTACGTCCTTCTAAGAAGAAAATAACGTGATCTGCTTTTTGATCTCTCCAACTTTTACTAACACTACCTAGCGTAGTATGTATAGCAAAACCCAGTTTATCCCAGGTATCTGCTTGGCGGTGAGCGGCGTGTCTAGCACGGAAGAATGTGTTTGCGGTATCTACAAGTAAGTATCTCATTGAGTTATAATAGCATTTAATGATTAAGCTGTCAAGTTCTTTTCGACTATGCGTTGATATAAGAACTCTGCCCATGCACAATGGGCATCTACACCAAAATGGTAAGACGTTGGGTTAACTGTTTTAAATCCTTTTTGGATGCACCAATTGTAGTAGGTAAGATCTGGATTATATGGGTCAATATATGAATTGCCCCAGTCGAGCTCTTTATGTGGAATGCTGGATACAGTTATCTGTCCTGTACGTATAGGAGCAAAGTGGCTATAGGTATTAAAGAATACATGCGGAATGTTTAATTCATCCAATTCTTTATGGAAGTTATGTATACGTGTGTGCCATTCCAGCAAGCGTTTTTCTCGATATGGCTGGTCCTGCATAACGACCCATTCTTTATATTGCGTTTTCAATTCGTGAGGAACAGTATCTGTGCCACTTGCAGTTACTTGGTAATAGATTCCATTGTGAAGCCATTCTTCACGTTCCCAAGTTGACCATCCTATAACAACAAGATCTGGTTTAGAGTCGTTTGGAAAGTTTGCTAGATATTCCTGCGTGGTTCTTAGAATCCGGTCATTGCTTGCAGCACTTTCAGCAGCGCATTCTAGAACAGCATACAACATATTGGCCAGTTCGCAACCATAGCTAACACGTAGATTGTCTGGGTGAGGTTGTCGGCCCAGTGCCCAGTACAAGGGATCATCTTCTGCAAAAGCATGTGGGTTAACTGCTTCAGCACCTGCGCTATGGCTATCACCATTTACATATACAATCATACTGACCTATATTAACTTACCTCGGTGCGTCCATCACCGATATCTCTACGATTGATTTCTCTAGGACGATCATTAATTGGTTGATTGGCTTCCCATTGTTCAAAGTTTTCGGCTACCACGTTCTTACATACGTCTTGGAACCATAGGTCTACCATGTCACTATCTGTTTTGCCTTTGTATCCGGCACGTACCAAGTTTGTGATGAACTTTTCATTCCAGTCTAATTCAAACGCACCATTGCCGATATTATCTGGATCTAATTCCACTGCTACTACACTAACCCAAGGTTCTCCTTTGGCGTCAGCTGCTTGTCGCGGAGTCATTCCTGTAAAATCAATCTTCTTGGTTGTCTTGACTTTAGGTGTTGCAGTTGCTTTAGCCACTGGCTGTTTAACTGCAACTTTCTTAGTTACTGTTTTCTTTGCTACTGGCTTTTTAACTGCAACTTTCTTAGTTACTGTTTTCTTTGCTACTGGCTTTTTAGTTGCCATTTTCATTCTCCTGAATTTCTAACCATGTATTTTACTTGACTTAGGTACTCATAGTCAACTGGTACACCAGTAGTCCAATCTGTGGGTCCTGTTTGCACCAACAACATTTGTTCTTTTCTACGGTCCCATACTAACCAGTACAGGTTACCCATTACTACTTGAAACTGGTATTCGGCAGCATGCACCATGTCGGTGATATCTAACCGACGTTTAATACCTTCTGCTTGCTTTTGTAGTACTGCAACTAGTTCCATAATACGATCATACTCCTGCTGGGCATACATCCTAGCAT